AATGGCCCTGCTACAACAAACCTCACAGCAGAAAACTTTGTGGGAATTTCAAGTTCTGCTGTTTCAGATGGTGGAACAGCTACAATACAAATAGGTGGTTCAGTAGATGATGCACAATCTGGATTAACCGCTGGACAGTCTTATTTTGTGCAAGAAGATGGTACATTAGGCTTGTCTCCAGACACGATTCCAGTTTTTGCGGGAACCGCTCTTTCAGCGACTGAGTTGCTTATTAAAGGTAACGATAACGATCAACGTATAGGAAGTTCTGTTCAGGCTTATGATTCAAACCTAACTAGCTTTGTCAATACGTTTACTCTACCTACAAGTGACGGATCAGCCAATCAAGTATTACAGAGTGACGGATCAGGAACTCTATCATTTACTGATGTGGCAACTGGTTTTGAAAAATCATATAGATATTCAGGAACACTCGCAACAAATACAGGCTCCTTACGTCTATACTTACACAAAGCAGCTACTTTATCAGAAATTAATTTGTTTGTACAAACTGCTCCTAGTGGTTCAGCAATAAATTTAGACATAAATAAAAACGGAAGCTCTATTGCAACACCGTCAATAGCAGACGGACAAACATCAAACACAGGAATATCAGCGAATGTATCATTTGCTGTTGGAGATTATATAACTGTAGACATAGATCAAGTTGGATCAGGTACAGCAGGATCAGATCTATACGCAGTTCTAACATTTACTTAGGAGAGAATAATGTACGCTAAACTAGTTTTTAATTCAGGCACCACGGCTGGAGAAGCTGTGCGTGATATTGCAAGACTTATTGATGATTCTAGCAGTGGGTCTGCAAGTCTTAGCAATCTAGAATTTACAAACACATCTTCCAGTGAATTGGTAGCTGGCACTAACAGTGGATGGTCACTACATAGTAGCACTTCTTTGGGAAGTGGTACTGTTTCTGCTACTGACTCAAAATATATTCTTGAAGGAACTACTGCTACGGGCAGTAAATCAAAGTATTGCGGTATTCAGGTCAATGGAAGTTGGACTAGTTCAGGTATTTATGGTGGAAGTGTAGGAGTTCTTTTGTCTAATGTTTTAGATCCGGGAAATAGCACAAGAGAATTTTGGAGCACTGGAAGTACTTCCTCAAGCACAAGTACTGCGCAGTATCACGGCCTAGCTCCGACAACTATTTACGTTTTTGCTGAGCCTAGAAAAATTTTAATATTTGGCACCACTTTATTAACTTCTATTCCTATATGTAATGCACAACTTGAATGTGCAGAAACACCTAATACAACATATAGATCCTTACCACCTACAATGTATGTACAGTGGGGAAAAACCACCCAAGCTACAACATCATATCAGACTTATACTAATGCTAAAAGAGGTGATAACTTCTGGGCTCAAAACGTCTTTCAGGATAGCTCGCTTGTTCAATTTTCTGGCTCAATGTACTCTGATAATCCTAATATGACAGGGACAATAAGAAGCTGGGGTTGTCATTGCAGTAACTACAGGGGTTACGACAATTATATTAGTGCTTGGGCTGGTTTTGGTAACACTTTAATGGATGATGGTTCCACAGCTAATGGTACAGCAAACAACAGTAGCTATCTTGGACAATCAGGTCAAGAACACGCTATGCCAAACATTAGATGGGAAATCTGGGGGCCAGGTGCAACACACGCAGGCTCCTCTAGCAATACCAATTATTATAAAGATGGTGCATGGGGTTATGCAGGTATGTCAACTAGAGACTCCTCTGGAAACAAAGCGTTGCCTTTAAGACCGATAGTATTTGATTGGCCTAAATTTTCTGCTGACATATATAACGCATCTGACGTTAGTAAAATATGGTGGGCACCAACAGGATTGGGTGCAACTGGAGACACGGTGACAGTTGGAAGTGATGTATATGTATACCTGTTATTGAATTCCGGCCCAGGTGGAGCAATCTTAGTTAAGAGAATCTAAAATGGCAGCAATACAATATGACGGAGTAGATGCAACATTAACTTTTCCTGATGCAGGAGTGGAAGAATCTGATATTCTTTCTCTATCAGGTGGAGCATTACTAGCGCAGAATTATAAAGCTGTTTTTCCTGATGCAGGAGTAGAAGATTCTGATATTCTTTCTCTATCAGGTGGAGCATTACTAGCGCAAAATTACACAGCATCTATTCCTCTGTATGGGGAACCAACTGTCAGCGAAGGCACAAAGGAATTTTGGGGATAAAAATATGGCAGCAATACAATATGACGGAGTAGATGCAACACTAGTTTTTCCTGATCCTGACATGGAAAAAACAATAGAACTTTCTTTGTCAGCAGGCGCACTATTGACACAAAATTATACAGCATCAATACAAACTCCTTTTGAGGGAGCTACTACTAGTGCTGAAGCAAGCAAAGAATCCTGGGAGGAATAAGGATGTCAACAACTATTGACAAAGTATATGTAGAAAATGATAAAATCATTGCTGCAAACGTAACACATACCGAAACGTGTGATGAAGTTGATTACAGTTTTAGTTCTGTTTTAAGAACGCTTAATCCTGTAGATTTTGTTGATGCGACTTCTGTAGATGTAGAAACTTTATTGGCGAACATCGACACTAGTCCTCTAATACAAGTTATACTAGAAAAAATATCAGGTGCTCGTTTAATCGGGTTAGATACAACGACAGAACACACGTTGTAATATAAATAAAAATAAAAGTCTGGAAAAATAAATGGCAGCTCCTACTACAAGACAAGAATTAATTGATTACTGTTTACGCAGGCTGGGGTTTCCTGTCATTGAAATTAATGTAGATGACGATCAAATTTCTGACCGGATTGATGATGCACTTCAATACTGGTACGAGTATCACTTTGATGGTCGCCAGAAAATTTTTATATCCCATGAAATTACAGGTGACACTCTAAGACTAGCATCTATTTTAACTAGCAACTATACTGTTGGTGAAAAATTGACAGGAGCTACTTCAGGTGCAACAGCCACACTTAAGGCACTTGCTACAGCAAACAATTTTACAGTTGAGAATGTTCAAGGAACTTTTCAGGCAGGAGAAAACGTCACTGGTTCTCAATCCGGTTATACAGCAGCACTAGCCTCATCGAATCATTATACTGCTGGAGACATGGGAAACAAATATATCACAGTGGGTGACGGCGTTTTATATATCACTAGAATGTTTAACTTTGGCGGCGCAACTAATTCTACCAGAAGTGGTAGCGAGTTATTTGATGTAATGTATCAGTTCCGTCAAAATGATCTGTACAATTTATTGGGTGCAGACATGACATATTACTCTATTGTTCAGTCTCACTTATCAACACTAGAACAACTATTGGTTAATCAAAGACAAATACGTTTCAACAGAAAAATGAATCGTGTTCACATAGATACTGATTGGGATAAAACTTTTGACCCAGGAGACTATGTAGTTTTTGAAGCATACAGTATTGTAGACCCGTCTGAGTTTTCCGAAGTGTATGACGATATGTTCTTGAAAAAATACGCAACTGCTCTTATCAAAAGACAGTGGGGTGAGAACATGAAAAAGTTTGGCGGCATACAGCTTCCAGGTGGTGTTACACTAAACGGAGATAAAATATACGAGGAGGCAACAACAGAAATACAGCAAATCGAAGAAGATATGCAAATGAAGTATGAACTGCCTCCCACGTTTATGATAGGGTAGTTAGATGCCCACTAATTTTTATTTTCAAAACGGTAACACAAGCGGCACTACGGCCGAACAACGTCTAGTAGAAGACCTAGTTATTGAAAGCCTAAAAATATACGGACATGACGTATATTATCTACCTCGCACTCTTGTAGATCAAGATATTATTTTTGACGAAGATACGCTGAGTAAATTTACTCAGGCCTATCCATTGGAAATGTATCTTGAAAACGTAGATGGGTTCGAAGGAGAAGGAGATTTATTTACAAAATTTGGCATTGAAATACGAGATAAAGCTACATTTGTTCTGGCAAAACGTAGATGGGAAGAAATGGTTTTCACCACAGGAGGCACTTTTCAACTAGACGCAAGACCAGCCGAAGGTGATTTACTTTACTTTGAAAAAACAGGGGCCTTGTTTGAAATTAAATATGTGGAATTTCAAAACCCATTCTATCAATTAGGAAAAATTTATACTTTCAAGTTAGAATGTGAACTGTTTGAATATAGCTCTGAAGTTATTGACACGGGCATTGAGAATCTTGATGATGTTTATGAAGAGCAAAATATTGATATGTTGGTTCATCAAATTGAACTTGAAAATGGAGATTTATTCTTACTTGAAACCGGTGGTAGTTTAATTAATGAGGATTACGCAACACAAAAATCAACTGCTAATACTGATAATACAAACTTTATTACTCAAGAGTCTGCAGGTGACATTTTAGATTTCACTGAAATAAATCCTTTTGGTGAAATAGGTAGTTAGGTATGTTTAGAAACAGACAATTTTATCACGAACACATTAAAAGAGCCATAGTAGCTTTTGGTATGATATTTAACAATATCAATATCAATCGTGTGGATGGTAGTAATGTGACACAACAAGTAATACGTGTGCCTTTAGCATATTCGACTAAACAAAAATTTATATCTAGAATAGCACAAATACCTGACACAGAGTCTAGAGGTGAAGTTGCTTTGGTTTTACCTAGAATGGGATTTGAAATTCAACAGTTTGAATATGATCCTGCAAGAAAAATATCTCCTATACAAAAGAACAAAGCTATTGTTTCTGGTGATTCAACAACGGCTGTAAGTAGATCATATGTCTCAACTCCTTATAATATGTCTTTGTCTTTGTATATTTTTGCAAAAAATCAGGAAGATGGATTGCAAGTGGTGGAACAAATACTACCATTTTTTAATCCAGACTTTAATGTTACTGTAAACGAATTGCCCGAATTAGGAATAAAAAGAGATATAAAAATTACTCTTGATAGTATTGATTATGACGATTCCTATGAAGGAACTTTTGCGGATAGACAAAGTATTATTTGGACGTTGAATTTTACTATGCGGTTGAACTTTTATGGATATGTTTCAGATCAGGGTATCATTAGAGAAGCTATAGCAAATGCTTATGCAGAAACTAACTTAGAAAACATAGCAAACTCTAAAACATATTCAAAGATAACAGCGAGTATCACTACACAAGTAGCAACAGCCACCGCAGTAATTTCAAGTGGTGCAGTAAGTGAAATACAAATAGACTACGCCGGCGCTGGGTATTTAAATCCTCCTACTATTACAATTTCTGGTGGAGGTGGTTCTAATGCTACAGCCGAAGCAACACTAAATAATGATGGGACAATTAAAACTATAGATGTTACTGCCGGAGGGTCAGGCTATTCTTCAGCCCCAACAGTAACAATTGAAAATCCACCTGACACTGTAGCTGATCCTTCTCCTGCAGATCCGTTTAGATTTGTTTTGCAATTTGAAAACATATACGATGAGTAAAAAATATGAGTACATTCGACAGTTTAGACGATACGTTTAAAACGGATAAGACAAAGGCTCTCTCCTCTAATTTGAAAGAAGTAAGGGAAAAGAATAACTTGCCTGCTCCTGCATCTACTCCAGAAAAAGAGTTAGAGGATGACTATCAAGAAGCCAGAGAAATTTTGAAAAGAACTGCTGATTATTCAGAAGAAGCAGTTAAAGGTATTTTACACATTGCAAAAAATAGCGACCAACCAAGAGCGTATGAAGTAGCAGGGCAGTTAATAAAAACACTTCAGGACAACGCAAAAGATATGATGGCAGTACAAGAACAAAAGAAAAAAACTGAGGGTGAAACTACAGCGTCTAATAATAAAGTTACCAATAATAATTTGTTTGTAGGAAGTACCAAAGACTTATTGAGAGCATTAAATAAAGAAGACGTTATAGACCATGAGTGAAGAACGAACCTCCTATCACGGTAACCCCAATCTAAAAAATATAGGGTACGAACATTCTTTCACTAAAGAACAACTCCAAGAGTATGTTAAGTGTCAGAAGGATCCTATCTATTTTATAGAAAACTATTGTCAGATTATCACACTAGATAGGGGTTTGCAATTATTTAAACTTTATGAATGTCAAAAGAAAAAAGTAGATCTCATACTGAATAATCGTAAAGTTATTTTGATGGAAGGCAGACAGCAAGGAAAGACAGTAACTGCCGCAGCTTGTATACTTCATTACACTATTTTCAACAGTGACAAAACAGTTGCTATTATGGGTAACAAAACGGCATCAGCAAGAGAGGTGTTGGCACGCTATCAAACTATGTATGAGAACCTGCCTATATGGATGCAGCAGGGTGTAAAGACATGGAACAAAGGAGACGTTGAATTAGAAAACAACTGTAGAATATTCACAGCAGCTACGACTACTTCAGGTATTCGTGGTAAGTCTGTAAACTGGCTATACATTGACGAGGCGGCAATCATCCCAAACAATGTTGCTGACGAATTCTTTGCTTCTGTATATCCTACTATTTCTGCGGGCGAAACTACAAAGATTCTACTTACATCTACTCCATTGGGTTACAATCACTTTTGGAAGTTTTGGAATGAAGCAGAAAAGGGTGCAAATGGCTTTAAGCATCACTTTATACCCTATACAGAGATTCCAGGAAGAGATGAAAAATGGGCTGAAGAACAATTTAAACTTCTCGGTGAGTTAAAATATAACCAAGAGGTTCTGTGTGAATTCTTAGGTTCGTCCAACACGCTTATCAATGCAAGAACTATAGCACAGTTAAGTTCTAAGGAACCTATATTTTATAATGAAGATGGTTTGTCACTTTACGAAAACCCACAAGAGGATCATTATTATTGTATTACAGTAGACACTGCCAGAGGTATAGGCGGAGACTATTCTGCATTTGTTGTGACCGATATTACTGAGATGCCTTACAAAGTTGTTGCAACATATCGTAATAACAAAGTAGCACCTCTTTTATATCCTGAAATTATAAACAAACTAGGAAGAGATTATAACAACGCCTACATACTAATAGAAAACAATGATATAGGCGGGCAGGTAGTAGAAATATTACATGAGGAGATAGAATATGAAAATATTTTTACTACAGTAACAGAGAAAAGTAGACAGTACGTAACGCCAGGATTTGGCAGATCTACTAGGTTGGGTGTGAATACATCAAAACAAGTGAAAAGACAAGGGTGTTTTACATTCAAGTCTTTGATGGAAGAAAAGAAACTATTAATATTTGATGCTGAGATTATACATGAAATATCTACGTTTATTGAAAAAGGGCAAGGCTATCAGGCAGACGAAGGTTACCATGACGATTTAGTTATGTGTATGGTTTTGTTTGGTTGGTTATCTACTATGCCGTTCTTTAAAGAATTGGTAGATGTAAATACTAGAGATGGACTTTATAATAAACAAATGAAGTCAATATCACAGGAACTCACACCTTTTATACACACAAAAAGTAATGACGGTCCAAAACCGTGGGTTGCTTCAGGTGATTATTGGATTGTTGATGAAGAATATTCTAAAAGAATCAAAGACTTTAAATTCTGAATTCATACAAAATACAAAATTAAATTTTGATTTAGATCAGATTGTGTCTGAGTATAATGATTTCATAAGTTCTATGGAAGAATTTGTTTTAGGAGAATGGCGAGCATATAATCAACTGAGTTTAAAGTGTAGAAACAATGTTGAGAATCAGTATTTAGACGGTATAGGTAGTTTATACAATCAGAAAACAAAACAGTTTGAAGCAGAAGAAAAAGACTTTGTTAATTATGTAGATGGTATTGGTGAGTATACTAAGAGTGTTATAGAATCTATAGAAAAAGAAGAAAATGTAAAAATAGGTCGAGCTAGATATATGCTAATGCCCGCAAAAAGAGGACTTAGTATACACTATGATTTAGAACAAAGGTATCACATAGCTATAAAAACTCAACCAACAGTTCTTTTTGGAGAGTATACAGGTGACGAGATTTGTGCAAAATGTTATAATATTCCGGCTGACGGTTCAGTGTATAAAGTAGATACTACCAGAAATCATTTTGTTTTTAATGGTAGCTGGGAGGATAGGATACATTTGGTTTTATGTTTATGTTGAATTTTCAATAT